TTGTTGTCAATGCGTGTTCGTTTGTATCTGCATAAGCTATTACCGCTGAATCGAATACTGCATGTTGAGTTCCGTCTATTGTTGATCTTGCTACTTCATATCTTCCCATTTTCTATCTCCTTTTATTAAGCTAATATATAGCCATATCCACCTATTATCATCCATTTACCTGTTGCAAAGGCTGGACTCTTTAAGAATACTACATCACCTGCACTATCTAAAGTTATTGAAGTACCGGTAGTAGACCCATCAGCTTTAATAAATCCACCATCAGCACCATTGTCAACTATAGTAACATCATCACCACCATCTACTATTAATGTGCAAATAAATTCTTCTGATTTCCCAGTTGTAATTATTGGCATTGTCGCTGTAATTGCATTTGATGTTGTATTAAAATCAATCTTTCCACCGGCTGATAATGTTGTGGTTGTCCCTGTAACACTTAACCCATACGCTGCATGATTCTCAGTTAATCCACCTATCTGACTTTCAACACCTCCTACATAATTCAATTCAGTTCCAGTTGTTGTAACTGCCGTTCCTGCATAGTTAAAATTACCAGCTTCAATAACGACTTCACCCGTACCGTGTGGTGTTAGCTGAATGTCTTTATTACTTCCTGTTGAACTAATAACCTGACCGTTAATCTGTATATCGTCAACAATTAAATTTGTGATAGCATCAATAGTTCCACCCGTAAATGCTATTGCAGAGCCACTAAGTACATTAGCACCACAAGCTAAAGTCCCTGTCATTGTTAAACCAGTTCCTACATACGTTGCCATTTCTAATGCTGTGAAATATTTGTCGGTATTACTAACACCAACATCGTCTGTAACGGGTATTCTATCGGTATCTGCTAATGCAACAATATCCGACTTATCCTTCCATCTTACATTTGCCATATTATTCTCCTTTTATCCTAAATCATCTATATATTGGTCTGTTCCATCCCAATATTCATCAGCTCCATCCCAATAGATACTTTCTGTTGTATTTGAAACCGTTGTTGGAATAGTGTCTTGCATTGCTATACAACTAAAACTTAAATTCAAAACTTGTCCTGTTTTTATCCTGCAAATATCATCAGGACTAAATGCACTTGTTAAAATACATTCATAAGTTAGATCGTTTGTAATTGTCGTATCGTATCTTGGATATATTGTAACCGTTCTTTGCAAAGTTGAATTTACTAAACTACTTAATATTCGTGCCAAATGTTGATATTGTTCATAATCATCAGAATCTATATTATATAAATCAGAAGTGTTTATTGTAACCCTGTAGCCCAATAATCTACTTATAATATTATGATTTACATTTTCTTTTATGATTTGAATTGGTGTGTATGTAATCGTTCCATTCCCACCTTCAAAAGTCGCTGTGTCAGTTCCTGCCGAAAATTTAACCCCACCAAACCCAAATAATATTTTAGCTGCCATTTATGTACTCCACGCTTTAATTTTATATGAAAAATCGTCTAAATCTTTATCAATTTCAACGATTATCATTTGCTTACCATAAACAGTGATTTCATCATTCAAATTCAAATCATAATTATTAACTATTTCCACCGAATATTCAAAGTCTGGGATAAAGTCATCGTAATAGCTTTGAAGTGCTGTTGTAATTATATTCACATTATCTGCTAATGGTGATAAAACACTCGAATAATCTGGGCTTTTACGCAAAACTCTCGATTGTGTAAATTCCAAAACATCAGCATCTGCAATTATATAATCAGAAATTGAATAATCTTTGTTAATTATTACAATATTACCGAGATTATCAACTTTCAAAGCGAGATTATTTATCATTAATAACATTTTTATTCTTGCATTGAACGAATATTCGCCAACATTAAATATTATTTCTGTAAATCCGATTAATCCATCAAATTTAATAGTAATCGGATTTTCTTCATATTCACCAAAATAGATAGTATTTTCACCATCAATATCTAAACTTAAAGCATTGATTGTTGGATGACCAGCATTGACATAATCATTATTATATAAAAGTTCAGCACCATAATTTATTGTTTGCTGACTTGGATTATCACTTGTTGTTGTTGTTGTTGTTGTATCTGCATAAAAATCATAAGGAATCATATTGCTATCAAATTTACAAGTTGCCAAAGATAATTTTTCTTTAATATGATGAGAACCCTGATAGGGGTTATATTTACACTTAAAATATCGCATTAATGTCAATATAGGAATGCCGTCTTCTAATCTTAAATTTAGGATATTATGTGGATTTGAATGTAGAAAATGGGGAGCATACCAAATACCATATCCCCAAAAAGTATTTATTTCTGCTCCAAAATAGTCATCCCAATTATTATAATCCATTCCCCAATCTTCATTAGTCATTGTTAATTCTAATCCATTATAAGAAATTCCAGTTTGAAAATCGTAATTATTGATAACGTTAAGCCCGTATTCGTCAATTCCAAATTCACTATATTGAGGGTTAAAACTATTCCAAATTAAAGATCTTAACAAATCTCTAAATTGATGAGTTATCCCCCCCGACTGTGTTGAATACTCACCATTTGCCAACATCACACTCAAAATATCACTGGCTGTTAATTCGATAATATCTGTTTTTTTGTTATATTTTATTGATGTTATCTTGACCCAACCGGTAAATTTTATTTCATCATTTAATTTTATTCTAACTGCGTGATCCCAAAATATTTTTGAATAACCAAAAATATTATTACTAATATCATTAATAATATTATTTTGAAAAAAATCACTATTATCATTTAATATTGTTATTTTGGCATTTCTGCTTTCTTGCGAATGATAATCAATACCTGTTATTTTATCAGCGTCAATTTTAAGATCAATAATATTATCAGAAATAGTATGAAAAGACTCTCCGCCATTACTACCACTCCAAGTTATAAATTCTATTGTCCAACTCATATTACTGACCTTTTCAGCCCACCACGCTCTACATATCGGCTCATTCCAATATCATCAAAAACAACTGTATTTGCAACAGGTTTCTTATTTATAACTTCAATTAATATCTCTAATAGTTCATCTGTTCTATTTGCACCGCCTGATGGTGTTACTTTTACGTGTTCTCCTGATTGAACTAACATTGGGTAACTATCATTTGGGTATCCTTGCGGAACAGTAAACTCACCACCATCTGCAAAACTTGCAATAGTGCCTAACATTGCTGACCAAGCAGCTGCAAAAGACGCTGCCCCTACTGTTGCAGCACCTCCCGACGTTGCTGTTGTTGCAACTATAGCAGCTGGAGTAAGTGCCGTTGTTATTGCCGCTCCCAACACTACCGCTTTACCAGCTTCTGCAACTTTTGCTGTATCACCTATTAATGTCATTATTATTTGTTTTTTAATATATTCTTTTAATATATCACCCATAATACCAATAAATGAAGACTTCATAGAATCCCAGATCTCATCTTTCTTTTCTTTATAGGTCATATCACTATTAAGCATATTATTGATCATTGTATCATATCCAGAAAACATTGAATCTAAAACGCCATTAAATATTTCGTGTTCTTCTTGCCATTTATCAATTTTGTAATCCAACATTTCATCGGCTAAACGCTTTTCTAATTCGAGATATTCAGTTTGAAGTAGGTACTTTTTATCAACATATTCACGAGCTTTTTCAAGTTTTGCATCTATACCAGATTGAGTTATTCCGATCTCATCGGCAATATTCTTATTATAGAAATTCAACCAATTATCAGCTGCTTTCTTTTTAATTTTATCTACAGCTTCGGTTTCTTCCTCTGTGATTTTAAGCAGTTCAGCTGTTCTCTGTTCCTTGATTTTATTTTCAGCCAACCCAGCATCAATTAATTTTGTTTTATTATCATCATAATATTTATTTACTTCTGCTCGGCGTTTATCATAATCATCTTTAGCTGTTTTTAACGCCCTTGAATGGAATTTCTTTAATAGTTTTTCCTGTTCTTTAGTTGATTCTTCCAATCCTTCAATTTTAATACCTAAAGCAAATTCAACAGCTTTGAGTTTTTCTTTTGTTTTTTTTAGATCATCTTCACTTAAAACTAAAGATTCATATTGCACAAGGATGGATTCGCTTTTTATATTCTCCAAAATTTCCTGAGCTTTCTCAAGTCCGAGAGTATCAATATCAATACCCATTTCCATTAAGAAACCTGCACCAATACCAGATTGTTTTGATATTATACTGTCAATTTCAGTGCTTAACGCTGAATATTGGATTATTTGGGATTGGAGAGATACTGTTGCATCGTCAGTTACAACAACAAATTGTCTTGCCCATTTCTCATACGCTTCCCATCTTCCACCAGTATTCCATAATGCCATAGATAGTGTGTTTAATTCAGTTTGTAGTATCTTTACTTTTTCTTCATCTACCGATAAAAAATCCATTACTGTTTCTAAATCATTAATGAAATTAAGCCAAATATCACCAGTAAGTCCACTTGTTAATTCATCAATTGCTGTTCCTGCATAAGTTATTGAATCAATAAGAGAGTCTGATGCTAATTTAAATGGGTTCATTATGAAATCATATAATAATATAAGTTGATTTTTCCAACTCGTTAATACGCCGGGTGTTCTTTCTGCTTCTAATGCTTCTTTAATTTCGGTTATTTCATTTTTGAGAGCTGTCATTTTTTCTTTTGTTTGATTATCACCGAGTTGTAAAAACTCATCTCTTAATAAAAGTGTTCCTTCTTCTGTTAGCTTAATTTCATATGTTAGGGCGTTGAAGAACGAAACCATATCGCCCGTAACTTTAAGTGCAACGGGTAACAGTTTGTCACCAAGTATTTTACTAATTTCCTTAAATTGTTCTGCAAGGATTCTCTCTTGATTTGCCAATTGATGTTGTGTCCTTGTAAAGTCTCCAACTGATTTAAATGATTGGTTATATGCTTCATCTAATACAGCTAATGCTACCGCTTGCTTTTTATCATAACCAAGTTTTTTTTCATAGCGTTTGATTAATCCTTTTAGCGTTGTGTCTTCTAATCTGAGAACTACGCCAAGAGATCGAATTGCTCTCATATTACCGCTCATAGCTGAAATCATTAAAGAACTAACTTCGGTAGCTTCCATTTGGATATTCTTAAATGATCGTAAATCTAAAGCTAACTTACCAATTCTATGTGATAAAGATAATGCTTTTTGTTCGGTAAAGCCAAATCCTACCAATAGATCACCCGTGTTACCTAAAAGCTCTTGCGATGTTGCAGAAGCAAGTTTAAATTCTGATTGCAATGCACTTGACATAATATGTGCTTCGACTACGACCGAAGAAAATACCTGTTCAAATTTATCCTTTGTTTCAACTGCATCACGAGCAACGTTTTTAAGCTGAACCGATACATCAAACGCCTTTTTCATGGCAACTATAGCGGCTGTTACGGAAGCGGTCGCAATAGCGACACTTTTAAATGCCATCTTCGCTTTTTTCATCGACCGAGATGTTTTATCGGTTTCTCTACCAGCTTTTTTCATTCCAGTAGAAGTTTGTTTTATTTCTTCACCAAGTCTATCTATTGCTCTTGTAAACTCGTTGACTTCCCTTTTGGCTTTGCTATTATCTACTACTATTCTTGTTCTGAAATCTCTTGGCATTATCTGTCCTTATCTCGGCTATGATACCTTGACATTGTTTTAGTAAAGTGAACCACCACGCAGGCTGCTGTGTTAGATTGCCTTCCCAAACGTACATTGTGAATCCTGTTGCTATCTCGTTGGCAAATTCGATTATATCTGTATTGCATTGGAATACTCGTCTACCTTTCCTATCGCAACGGTCATAATCGGGACATTGCCTACAAAATCTATCTTCACCTGCGTTACCTCTTATCAGCTCTCCCCCTTGACCTTTGTTATTCATCAGAAAAAGGAGAGCCGTTTTTAGTTTTTTACTATTTCTTCCGTGATTTCATTTTGTTTTTCAAAGTTATTTACAGCTTCTGCAAATGCATTGAAAAAGTCTTTTGATAATACATTCAAATTTTCATAATTAAGTTCTCTATCGAGTTCCCAACCGCAACCGTGTCCTGTTAATGATTGGATTATTGACCACATCGAAAACTCAACTTGGTTAGTGAATCCATCGCTTTTTGTGAAAATTTCTGAGTAATCAAATTTAGTTAAAGCGTGAATTGTGCCTATGACAGTGCCATCTTTTAACTTAACTTTTTTCTTAAATGTTGGCTGTTTATCGAGCCATTCGCATTTTATTTTCCCCATAATATCCTCCTATTATGATACTGCTATTGATAACGCTGTATTACTTGCATCACCGAGTAATTGCTTGGTAAAGCTACCTGTGAATAAACAAGACTCTTTGTCCGGCTTAGAATATTCCTGATATTGTCCTTCAGTTGTAAACGTCCAAGTTTTATTAGCATTAATAATACTCACTACATCTGTCTGGGTAGTTTGTTTGAATAAATTATCATATACTGTTGCATCACTTACTGTATCATATATCCATTCGGCTGTAAGTTGTCCGCCACTTGAACAAATATAGTCTCTCCCTTTTGTTTGTGAATTTTGGAATGCAGGATCATCATCCATAAATGTATTTGTTAGGCTTAATCCAAATGTATTCATACTTGTTAATGCAACAGTATCCAATAATGAACAAGTTACATTTTGCCACAAGAACGATATTAATTCAGGATATGATGTGTCTGTAATTCCTGTTAATGTATAAGTTGAAAAGTCAACCATATCATCAATGGTTTTAGCTCTGAACGTAGCTGTGTAGCCGATATAATCACCATTTCTATTGATTTCAAAAGACTCTAATCTACATCCTGTCGCTTGGACTCCATCGCCCAAATCATCACTTGCTGCTGGTATTGCTTGGCAGATTGTATATGAATGTCCTGCCGCATCAGCTGCTACGTCAGAAGTTCCCCATACATAAGGACTTGCCGTGTCTCCGAAAAATGCAACCAGAAATTCTTCATGCTCGTCTGTTAAAATTCCTGACAATGTAACTGTTGGTGATTTTCGTCCTTCTTGACTTGTCTTGATTTTAGGTTCAAGTGTCTGTGTTTTTTGCGGAACGTCAATACCTGCAACGCCGAAAGTATATTCCATCATATCTGGTATTTTGACTGTCGGTGTAGTGAACGCTGTTCCGTAGGTTGTTTCTCGACCTATTACTATAATCGTTTTATTTGCTTCTAATGCTGACATCTTTCTTCTCCTCTTTTACTTTTACTATCCCGTAATCTCCTTTGACTGCATATTTGAAAACTTCATCAGGTAATTCATCAAGGTCAGCTAAGACGTACTTAACACTTTTATAAATTACCGACATTTTGGGATGCCCGTCTTTGATTTTAAATTTCATTCTTTACCTCACTTGATCTATTTTTGCCACAAAATTCAACTTTCTACAAGTTTTATTACCATGATAACCTACAGTATGACCGTCAAACACACTTAGCTCATCACCCTTCTCTATTGAAATGATGTTTATACACCTAACGGTACTATCGAGGCTTACATCGTCTAATATTAAATCCTCGATATCTTTCTGTAAACCTAAAACATAGTCTATTGTTTGCTTTTTGTTATTGGAATATAGCCAAATTGTGATGTTCCACTCTTTATTTACTGCTTTATTCTGTTGTGGTTCATATAGTAGTTCATCGCCATCTTGAACTAAAGCGACTGCATTCCAATCGCCTAAAGCGTATTTATCAACATCAAATGGATATTCACCGACTTTGAAATCTGATCTTAAAATAGTTTTTATATAATGTAAAGCAGGAGATTGTTTATTATCCATTATTCCACCTTGTTATTTTATTGTTAATCTTATTTTGGATATATTTATTTAAAACAGATTCATTTGACTTGGAAATTCCGAACCATTCACGCTTTTTGTTTCCTCTTGCTGTTCCTGTTTGATGATATTCGCCTATATTGCGATGTAGAGAAGTTTCAATGTCAACGGTATCGTTACTGATAGCATTGACTCTAATACCATTGTTTAAAGTTCCTGAATCCATCATATCAACAATAGAAGGATTTTTACCAAGTTTCTTTTTATATTTGGCATATCCATCTGAATATTTCTTGAATTTAGAATCATTAATATCCTTACCTTTTGCGACCCTATCTCGCATAAGTTTACGTGCTTTCAGTCCAATATCTCGCATATCTCTACGAGTGAAACTGATTGACTCTTCCATTCCTTGAAAGTTAGCATGAAACAATATAATCATCATACAACTAACTTAGGTGTCCAATCCTCGGGAGTGTCTTTATCTGCTGTTCCATCTTGGTCTGAATCAAGGATAATTCGTCTCACAGCTTCGTTAAACTCTTCTTCAAAGTCTGCTTTATATTCCTGCGATTTAATGTAGTAAATATGGTCATCACCTTTACCAGTTGCTAAATCTCGGAAAATATAATGTAGTGTTAATAAATCAGAAGCCATTGCAAATTCACTGGGATTACTGATCAAATCAATTAGAACTTCGTCATTATCATAATCAGGATAGTCTTTATAACCTCTACCAAATAGCCAAGTATTGAGTTTATTTTTTATCTTAGTTTTTGCAAAAGTGATTTTGTCTGCCCATTTAGATTGAGTGTAAATATCAATAGTTCCTAAATTAGTTGCATCAGAAATTACTACACATCTAACATAATCTTCGATATTGGTTGGTACTACCCACCTAAATAACTCTGTTCCAATAGCGATTGTTTCGTCACCACTTGCAGTTTTAGTGTATAAAATCCCGCCTGTATAGATATTTGCAAATGTTATATCGTCAGCAGAATCTTGAATAGTTAGTGTTAATGATTTAGTGTCTTTAATCGTAATCTCAGATGAAACTTTGCAGATTATTTCTATCACACCACCTGTTACGTCTACAGATCTTGAATGATCACTCGCAGTTGATATATCATAACCATCGCCAAGATAATCAATTCCACTCGATTCTATTAGATTATTTATCTCACGTTCAAGTTTTGCTATTGAAGCTGTTGTTGATAATGTTGTTGTTGCCCAACTCATAGGCACTCCTTATTAATTACCTGATTGACTTATTTGTTGCCATTGTGTACCGTCATATACACATCTAACAACCATTAATGTGTCAATATCACCTGCGTCTAATGCTGAAATATCACCGCTTTCATATACATTCTTTTCTGCCAATCCGTCTATTGTTAGTGTTACTGCACCTGTATTAGTGTCATAAGCTATCCATGTTACTTCTAACCCTGCTGTTAATACTGGTACATCAGGTGAATAGTTTAAGTTGACTGAATCGGCTGTACCAGTAACTGTCGGCATTGTATTAACTATTGCCGAAGGTAGAGTGTCGAGATTTTGTTCTGCAAATGTTTCTACTGCTTCCCATTTTACTTTATGACTTCCACCATCAGAATCTTTAATAATTAGATAGTCACCTGTTTCTATTGGTCTATTAGAAAATGATAAACCCATTAAAATAACAAATGACAATCCTATAAGTATTCCTGTTATTGTTTTTTTCATTATTTACTCCTTAAAAGAATGGGCAGGGCAGGGGAAAATAACCCTACCCACCCATGCGATCTTATACCTTTGCCCAAATAAATGCGTCTACTGTTTCAGAGCTTTCATCTGCATCAGTTGTATAAACTAATTGAACAAAATCATAGCTTATCAATCGAAGCATATTATCAGGTAAGGCACATTCCCAAATCAAATCACCAGCAGCAAAATCAAGTTGAGCATCACCACTTGTTTTATGTAATATATAGTGATGTGCTTCTGCGTTGACTGTTCCAGTTGCTTGATTAATTCCGCCCAAATTATCCTCAGAATAGAATGAGTCAGCACTTGCGGCTGTATCTGCTGTGAATGCTTGTAATTCAATATTGAATGCTTGACCTGTTGCTATACTAATTGCAGTATTAGCAAAGATACTGAGCATTAAATTACCATTAGTCTGCCCACCTATTTCAACCATTGCAGTCGAATCAGCGGCAGTAGCATTAGGTAATGCTTGGTTATCTGACAACCATCCCACGATATTAGGGCGGTTATGTGTTTGATATTCATTAGCCATAATATCCTCCTTATACTATATTGGTTGTAGATTCGGTATCGACTATGTTTTCATCAACAATTATTGGAATACCATTCCAATAATCAATTCTTACGTCATAGTTTTTATCGAATACACCCATTGACAATTTACTGTCTTTCAATTCACGAAGTAATCTTTTAGCAGTTCTATTACAATATAAGAATGTAGAACCCTCATCTCCGTGTACCATATCAATCAACTTATCCATGTTGGAAGAAGTTGGTTTATCACCTGTGTCATCTTGGATTCGTGTATAAGTGGCAACATCATGCTTAGATGCTGACAAGAATCCTAAACTTGATTCATAAGATGTGCCGTAAACAAGTTTCTTGCTTCCATCACTTCCACCGTCATTAATAACCTCAGGATAGGCACTTCCACCGTGAAGTTTAGTTACATTGAGGAATTTACCTGCTGATGGATTATATAGAATACCGCATGACTTAGGGTCATATTTAACTGCGAAAATAGAAGTTGTGCTACCACTTGTGCCTGTTTCTACAATTACATTTCCGTAAGCTGCTGCGATTTGATGTAATCCGATTGTACCAGAAGCATCACCCAATCCACTTGTTCCGTAGATAACTTGTTTAGCTGCGGCTTGTCCCCATCCTTCAATAAATGCAAGGAATTGATCTGCAAAGAATTTAGTTGATCCACCAGGATAATTATCTAATTCTTTCTTGTATTCTGTTTGAATTGCGTCAATAGATGCAAGTTCTTGTTGGAATAAGTCTTTATTAACTGTAACGTCTGTTAGATCTTGATTCATACCACCTACTGTAAATGTAGGTAGAGCTGCTACTTTTTTATATTTATGGTAAATATTGTAGTTAGCAGGAATAGCAAGAGCTGTCTTTAAGATACCTGATTTTTTAACCAGATGATCCATAACCTCTGCAACGGTAGCTGATTTGCCAGCGTATGCAACGATTAAGTCTCTTAATGTTTGATTAGCCATTGTTTTCTCCTTTAGCTAAGGAAAGTTTCAAATGCTGATTTATCCTTTCCTTTATTGTCGTCACCCCTACCACGAGAATCATCAAGGTCATCTTCGGTATTTGTTGGCTTCCCGAAATAACCTATCTTCTCGTAAGGTTTGAGCATTGATATATTCTGAGCAATATCCTGTTCCGTATAATCGTCTATATTATCGTGGAAAACAAAGTCATCTTTGATAGCTTGGATATTCTCATATAACTTGTCATCTTCATCTACTGCAAAGATTTTAGCTTTATCAATCCAATGTTCACGCTTTTCCTTGAATGCTTTATGCTTGAACTCAGTCAATTCGGTTTTATACGTTTCTGATTCTGTGACCTTTGTTTCTAAACCTTCAATCTTGACTCCATTCTCTGCAATAGTAGCTTCCAATTCAGCGTTATTAGCTCTCAATTCGTTTCTTTCACCAATAACCTCATTAAAACGACTTACGGGTATTCCAGTATTTCCCGACTCTGCAGTCTTAACAAGCTGCTCTATGCTTGCCATTAATTCAGGGTTTTCGACCCCTGCTGTCGTAAATAAATCTTTTACTTTACTCATCTTCTTTCTCCTTTTTTTCATCTTTAGTGATGGGTTTTCCCCAATCTATTTTATTATAATTATCTGAATATTTCTTTGAATAACCGCCTGACTTGAATCTGTCTTTATGTTCCATTTATTAACCCTTTAGTTAATTCCAATTGGTTTTGAACTATTAAGTTAACAAATGACGGGATACCTAACCATAGGCAACGGAATTGAACCGTCTGATATACGTAAACAGCTAAATTATGTACATTCATTAGCTGAGTCTTTAGTATATTGAACACACATTCTTTCGACAGAATCGAACTGCCATCCGTCATTTGTTTTATTATTTTATGGTTAATCATTCTATTATTCTATCCACATTTCTTATAATTAATTCTCTCCAATCTTTCTTTTTCACTATTCCCCCTTTTTATAATCTTCTTTGAGAATCTGCATAAATGTATGACGACAATTCCAGCGGAAGCCTTCTGATTCAAATTCTATTCTCTCTTGGTCTGTGAAATATTTTTGGTTTAATCCTTTTACACATTGAGGTCTTGTTTTGCCATCGAGAACTCCAATATATTCCCAAAACTTCTCACCTTCGTAATGTGCTGCTGATAAATATTCTGCTTTCTGCATCAATACTTGTCTTGATGTTAATACATAAGTTTTAGCGTATCTTTGTAGTTTATCTTCTAATATCCTTGTTAATTCTAAATGGATATTCCTAAAATCTTCACCTGCTAAGACTGCACTCATAATATTAGTTTGCAGTGTCTTCCCTGCACCTTCTGCTATACCAAACAGTTCTACATAGTCTACCGTCTGCAATGCTCTAAATGTACCGACATCAACCTTAGTAAAATTAAGTGGGAAATTACTTGTTGCCCGTGCTTTCATCATCTCTTTGATTACATTAGATTGATCCGCATTAAAGTTATTAATAAATTGTGTGAATCCTGCTTGATTCAGCATTTGATTATAGTTGGTTGTAAATGCTGTTGATAGATTCATATTAACGTCATTGAATACGATATTACCGTCAACTGTTTGTAACGTAGCAAGCCAACTATTCAACTCAGCTTCTAAATTACGTACTACGATGTCAATTTGACTATCGAATACTTTAACGCTTTTATCTATTGGATTCATTTAGTCCTCAGTTACTATCCCTTCCAATCCCGTGCCTATTTGGAATTGGTTGTTTTCTTCTTTAATTTTATTTGCCAGTTTTTCCGATTCTTCTTCGGTTAAATCTGGATTCTCTTTTCTTAGTATTCTTGGTATACTTGTTAAGTTATTAGCCAATTTGATTGTATTGATTTGTTGTACTTGCATTGGGTCTTCGTCAAATACCATCTCACCGTAATCTACTATAATATCCATCTTCTCAGGGAATCTCTTGCTACTGTTCATCGTGTAACATTCCATCATTAGCTGACATAAATCTTTGATAGGTTTTGTGTAATATACTCTATCTGCAATATTCTTCTTAATTACATCGAGTTTACTTAATTTTAACTGATAACCTGAACTATAACTTGAATTGTCAGAACGGTAACTTGACGCTGAAATACCTAAAGAATTAATAAAATGTATTACTCGCTTGTCTATATAGTCGTAGATTTTACTTAAATCTGTATTTGGATGAATATAATATACCTTCCCTTTAGCTTCGCCCATATCGTTAGCGGGTATCTTTAAAGGTCTTTGCACTCCCATTTTAATATCACCATCACCTTCAAAACCTTCTAATACTAAAGTTGGGAATGATTGTAACGATGAGCCATATCTTAAAGCTGTTAAATCTTGATTAAATATTTCATTTTTATCTACTAATATATTTGTAGAATCAAACCAAAAGCTATCCTCTTCAATATCACTTGTGAACCATACTATCGGGATTCGTTTGTATGGGTTATCTACTTCTTCATATTTCTCTATTATTAATCCAGTATCGTTATTAATCTCTATCTTCTGTTGTGATTCGGCTGTCCATCTTAGATATGTGTTAATCTTATCCGCTGTTTGTGCTGTGTTTTCACTTATCCCGATCTGTACCCATACCGCTTTAGCTTTAGTTGGCAGATCTTCGTCTTGTTCAATGAATACTTTATCCGCTGTGATTATCTCTAAGGTTACTATCCCATCGTCAAAATGTGGCATACAACCGACTTTCTTTGTTAGGTTAGTATATTTATTGATCTTCTGCAAAACAGGATTCATCTTAGCATCTTCTAACATCTGTTCAAAGTTAGTCTGTAATACATCTGAATCTTTATCTAACTTAATATCGGCAGGAACTTCAAATAATACCGATAGCTGGTCGGTTACATTCTCCGTGAGGTTAATGACGTCAATAAATGGGAAGAAATCATGTCCAGTTGTATTGTTCTTTGAATTTGGATAATTTGCTTTAATCTCTGCCTTGAGGTATGTTAGTTGATTATTGTAATAGTAATCTTTATCCCGTGCTACATTCGCACGTCTTTCCTTATCGTCATTCCACTTGGCTTCTCTCTTCGCTAATATAATCTCATTTGACATCCCTTTCCTTTGTGCTAACATGGCACGTCATGGAATAACATTTTTTAAAGAGTTTAGTCTCTTGGTTTTTTAATATACGCATAATTTATTTACCTATTTATAAAAATATATCTTGACTTTAAAATCTATAATAATATGTTTGGCAACGTAAAGAGTGAAAATTAAAAGGAGGTGCAAGATGGAAGATATGTATGACTTTGGCAAATTAGGTAAGTGGAGTTTGTCCACATTGAAAGCAAATATGGAAGAAAAATATGGTTGGCATTCAAAAATTCTTGTTGTTGAATCCATAGAAGCACTTTACAGAAAACTCTATAAAAAAACTAACCTATTTAATAGAGTTTTCTTTATGAGAATCCATGAATTACGTTTTTTTTTAAACAACATGGATTTCAATGATGAATTGCGTAATGATTATACAAAATACAACGGTGTAATGAAAGTTCTCCACGTAGATAATCAGCCTGATTAATATAAATAACTTGGGGCGATGTATATGTTGAGAATCCATATTGGGGACACTTATCGAAGCAGGATAGTGACTGTGAGTAGAATAAGGTTAATGACGTTCCCCATTGCCCCTTTTTAAATAACTACACAAGCCCTGAGAAATCGGGGCTTTTTTCACTCTCTTTTTACAACTTATAAAGAACAAATATTCGTAACGAGTGTCACGACTTTAACCTGTACCCATTTAAACGTACAATCCATATACCCATTGTATGAAGCTCACAGTTTTGGAGACTAACTTACTAATATATAATAACTTAATTTTTTGACCTTTTTTGCATTTATGCACTTGTGACATCCCAACTTTTCATTTTTTTAATTGGGAAATTATAAGAAATCAAATAACCAACACTATCTGATAAGTGTACTCTTGGCTTTCCTTCCTCTTCTTGTGCTTTGTCTAATCGCCCGTCTGCGAGTCTTTGAACGTGTGAATATTCATCTATTGTATTAACGCAGCTCCTGTCTACAAAATACTTTAATGTTCCTTCTATTGGGTTCATAGCACTATTCATAGCGTTGATACGGTCTTTCTGTAATGGGTTTGTGCTACGTGCTTTAACTCTGAATCCCATCTTACGGAGTATTTGTAAATCAGTATATTTAGCGTTTGATTCACGTGCTTTACCTGTTGCATCGGGATATACAGTTGCTGGTAATAGTCCGTCTGTACCACGCTTTAAGTTATATTTACTTATTAAATGTTCACCCATCTCGTAGGTGTTGGAGTTGATTAAAATAGTCTCTCCGAATTGCTTGAATGCACCGTCTATTATATGACCTTCACTTGCTGTCATTGGATTTACGTTGAAATCCATGCCAATATCTATACTGACATTCGGTAATCTATCTACTTTCTTAATATTCCGATCGCTAAATGCGTAATATGCTAATCCCTCTGCATTCTCAAAGCTTGCTTCGTATTCTTGTCTGTACGTACGTGCATCCATTGTGCGTCTTGCTTCGTCCATCTCTGCTTTGGATAACACATCGGCACTAAACCACGAATGGTAGCTCCATTGACCGTGTTCTGCATAAGCACCTACACCAGCTTCTATCTTTGGTATTGTACCACCGCAAGCTATTAAACATAGATCGTGCCAATGATTCAATCCTTCCGGCACCCCATTCAATATCGCAAACCCGTCATTATCAGATAATATAGGTCTAACGTGAGCTGACCACATATCAGGTTTAGTGTTAGGGAACTCTGTTATTAATATGCCTTTTACAGGTGGATATGTGATGCCTTCGATTCGCTCAGGCTTATCTAGTCCCGTTACCATTAACTGACTTCCGTTGATCAGTGTTATTGTAGGTGGAGATGATTCCCTTACTTTAGCTTGGAATAGCTTTGTATCTCGCTTCAATATCTCCCAAAATATCGCTTTTGCTTGGTTCTGTACTGGTGCTGCAAATATATATAATGAATCGGGACAGTTGAAAGCACCTCTTACAGGGTCAACCAACATCTTACGTACTCCAATTAAGTCTTTCCTTGACCTTCTACCAGCTGGAATACATTGAAACCTGTGTTGATCGTGATAGTATCTTAGATTTGGGTCAGTAAGGTCTATAAGTTCAACGGGTAAACTTTTCATTCGGTATCCCTGTTCCTTATCGCTTCTGCTATTTGTTTTAGATTGTCTTTATTGTTATCAATAGGTATTGTCTTATCAGGGTCTTTCTGTCCGAGATAGTTTTTTCCCAGCCAAATAAGTAGTTGTGGATTGCCATTCATAGCATATTTATATTGTGCTACTCTTAGATTTTTGTATACTTGCGATTTTCCCTTATTAAATGCTTGTAAAAACTCTTTATTATGTTGCAATGTAGATGCAGAACAACCTATTATCTCGGCAATGCCTTCCTGTGTCTCAAATCTTTTAGCAAGCCTATACACTAAGTTATAGTCTATTATGATTTTAGGTCTACCTGTTTTCTTTTTTATAGGTTGTTTTGTCATTGTGTTCCTATTTTATACTTCTATTGAATAATCTTTATCTGCTTTATTCATTTTCGCCCATTATTTTAAAACCTTCGTTCAATCTACAGTTATATGTCCGATCAGGATCTTCAACTGTATAATTGAATAGCGATTTTGGCTGCGTTGATATTAATCGGTCATTCCAATTATCAACAGCACTTTGAACTTTCAGCCACGCCTTGACCCTTGACCGTATCTTGCTATAATATGGAAAATGTCTGATCCTGTTAAGCAATATTTGAGCTTTTCGAAGTCCATTGCTGTCGGTAATTTCAATTTTAATTTTCATAAAAAAACTATGACACATATACTATACCTGTCAACATAAAATAGTTTCATAATTAAAAAATCTGCAATTTGCGTTATAACGTTATGTTGCAGAACATTTTAAAAAAATCTGCACTTTTACTACTTTTCATTTTTTTTAAAATTAATTATAATTATAAACCCACTAATAATCAATGTTTACGGAACTATTTAAAAATAAATCAAAAATAATAAAAAGATTACTTGACACACATACATACATATTGTCTTGTCGACCCAGATAGAGTGAAGCAAAAGAAAAAAACAAAATAACTTGGAGGTTATTATGAATATTCAAAGAATAGTTAGGCATTATGCAGTTAAATTTAGAAAAGAGAACAAAAAGGTTAATCCTCACCGTTATACACCTGTTGCTGACCAAGTTTCCAAATCAAAGAAATTCGACAGATGGACAAAAGAACTTATAGAGATCAATGCAATTTATTCTCGTGCTTATAATTACGCTCTTCGAAAAGGAATTGATATGTCTCAAGATATACATTTAAATCAAATAAACTATTAGTAGTTAATTATGACAGAATATACAACCGAATATTAAGGAGAGTAAAATGAGAGTTGATGTAGAAAGAGTAGATTTAATTTACTTGAGTCAATTTTCCATTTCATTAACACCTCTTAATTAGGAATTTATTATGAATAAACAAGAAGAACAAAAGAAATAAAATAAAGTTCTTGACACATAAACCGCTTATAATGTAGTCAGAAATTAAGGAGGAAGTATGAAAATATATAAAGCAAATTATGAAGATGGAGAATTTGAATTATTAGATTCTGATTCCGACTCTGACGCTAAATTCCAAGCGTGGGAAAAAGAAGATGAACACCAGATGCAAACTACAATCTTAAGATAAACGTGGGAGATCACGTAATAATGGAATTAAATTTCGTATAATGTTTTGTCGCTGCCACGATTCTTCTCGCTTTTCTTCTTGCTTATTGTGGAGCGACTTGTTATGGGCATACTTCATTAATCAATTGACAAAAAACTTAGATGAAATGTTTTGTAAATAAATAAATAATCTAATATGTGGAGAAATTATTATGAATGAAAGAATTACTGAGAATTTAGTAAGGAATAAATT